TCTAGTACAGTAGTATGGATTGGTACTTCTCCGAACGTTTTTGGTTATAAAGAACATACTAATATTACACCTCCAAAAAAATTCCTTAAAGGTCATATAGATAGCTATCTATATGATTATAACTTTACTGGTGTTATGCATGAATGTCCCTATAAAGACATTAATGATTTACATTCAATTGATAAAATTCTAAGTAATTTTTAAGTTACTGTTAGAACGCTACTCAGAGCTTCATACGAAGAAGCCCACCCTGCTTTATTAGCAGTTACGAAAGTAAAGCTTCCGGCTGCTGAAAGTGA